AGTTGGTAGCTTCGGTCTTGCCGCTGCACGAAAACCCAAACGAAGATAAACATGTAGAAAGCTTATTCATTCCTTGTTTGGACGAGGGTTCGACTCCCTCCAGCTCCACGAAAGACAAATATAAACACTTATCAACCAATGGGTTATAAGTGTTTTTGTTGTTTTAAGTAGTTCTATAAAAAAGTCTATAAAAACACAAACAATTGAATACCATTTAGTTACTACAAAAAATCAGACTCTTATGGCACGAAAACGGTCTATTATCATTTATCCGCACCTGAATGACGGCGGTGGAGATTTAACAAAAGCGTGGTATGTGGAATGGAAATATCGAGTTCCGGGAGAACCAAAAATAAGAAAGGAACGAATTTACAAAGGCTTAAACCAAGGAACCGCCGAAGAACGGTACAAACTTGCAAAAAGCATTATAAAGAAGAAATCTGAATGGCTAAAATCCGGGAAACATTTAGATAGCAAGAGCGACAAGAAAGTAGTGTATGAAGATGAGCTGTTATATCGACATGAGGCAAAACTTTACGGCAAAGTAAAAGAGTCTGTCTCCACATTCCGGAAACATCTAAGTGCTTACATTAAATTTAAAGAACAGTCAGTAAACAAAAAGACTTTGGACAATATCCGATCTAAGTTACGAATGTTCGGCGCGTGGATGGGCAATAGAGGCTTAATAGATATAGATGTTAAATACATTGAAAAACAACATATTATTGATTTTTCCATTTACTTGTCAAAAAATGAAAATCTTGCAGTTTTAACCATAAAAAAGTACATCCAAATTTTGCATTCATTCTTTGAATGGGCTGAAGATCAAAATTTAATAGATAAAAATCCGGCAAAAAAAATTCCAACCATGGGAAAAGTAGTAGATGAATCTGCCACACCATTTGCTCTTGATGAGAGACAGCGACTGAAAGAAGCTATTGAATTTAAGGACCCGCAATTGTGGCTCGCTTGCGAAATTCAGTATTATTGCGCCATTCGTCCCGGGACTGAATTAAGACTTATGAAAATAGGATGGATTGATTTTGATAGAAAGAGGATAAGAATTCCTGCAGAAATGGCAAAAAGCGACCGAACCGATATTGTAGATGTGCCGGAATTTCTTTTTAAAAAGCTTCTACCCTACCAGCAATATGATAGAAATCTTTACTTGTTTGGGAAAAACAGAATGCCAAACACGGAACCGGTAGGAATGAATACGCTTAGAAATAGATTTAACACGTACAGAGATAGCCTGGGTATTTCACGGGACCGGAAATTTTATTCCTGGAAGCATACCGGTGCAATCCAACTCATTGACAACGAGATGCATCCTTATGATTTGAAAAATCATTTACGCCATAAAAGCTTTACCACAACAGAGAGATACCTGAAAAAACACGCAGGAAATTTATCCGGAAAAATTGAAAAATACAGTTCTGAAATATAATCACAAAGCCACCATGAAAACTACTAAGTTCTTTAAAAGAGATAAACCGCGCATCTGTGAAGCCGTTCATTTTATCTTCGAATACGCCAGAAAAACAAAATATAATGAAAATTACAAACGATCATACAGATGCATTGCAAGACATCTGCAGGGCTACGAAAATGAACGTGGTGTGAAATTGTACTCCAACTCGTTTACATCTGATGTAGCTGAAGACTTTGTTGATTATTTGCTTGATAAAAATCTGATGCTTTCAACTGTTTCAGGATATTTTGATAAAATATGTTTTATGTTTAGAAAAATGGGAAAAAGAGACTTCAATGTTGATTATTCTTTTGAAGATTACTTTATTGAGAGTGAAGATGCAACATCTGTTTATATTACAATGCAAGAAATAGAACGGATTTATAACATGAAAATCAGAACGAAAGAACGTGATGTAGTGCGAGACAGATTGGTATGTAACTGCCTGACAGGAATGCGAATTGGCGACTTTAATGCACTTTCTTCAGAAAATGTAATCAATGATGTTATTTTCCGCAAAACTCAGAAAACAGGTGAAACAATTGAAGTTCCGGTGCATCCGATAGTCAGAAAAATTTTAAATAAATATAACGGAGAGTTTCCTCCTTACTATAAATCCTTACAGAATTATAATAAAATAATCAAGAGCATCTGCAAGCAAGCAGGATTAACAGATAAAGTGCGGTGGGAAAGAACAGTAGGGAAAAGAGTAGTGCGCAAGACATTTAAACGATACGAATTAATAAGCTCACACACAGCTCGTCGTTCTTTCGCCACAAACACATACCTTGCCGGTATTCTGCCAGCACGCATTATGTTGATTACCGGACATAAATCCGAAACTTCTTTTTTCAGGTATATCCGGATCAATAAAAAAGAAAATGCCCGGGTATTAGCCGAGCATCCCTTTTTCAAATAAAAAAGCAAATCACAACTCGAGATTGATGCGTTTTATTTCGAGTTCAATCTCTTTGCCGTCCTGAATGGCCGTTATAGTATGCCGGCGTTTCTCGGTCACTTCAAGTCCTAAAAACTTTATTACACGCTCTATATCATCCATTGGAAATGTAGAGCCTTTTAAAAAAGCATTAAAATGGTGCCGGTTAAGACCTAACTGGCGACAGAGTTCTGCTTGTGACATTCCCTTTTTTTCTATAGCTGATATAATTGCCTCTCTGAACATGCTGTTATTTTCAGACAAAGATAGATGTTTGTTTTGATTATTCATAACATTTTAATTTTATTCCCATGAATTTGAAAATTCTTTATCTTTAAATAATTCTGCCAAACCTGTTATTTGCTTTAATCTTAGTACTTCATCCGGATCCATTCCTAACTCCATCCCAATCCTCGCATTGGTCCAGTTGTGTTTTTTAAGAAGTGCTACAAGCTTTGCGGACAACTCTACTTGATGTGTGCCTCTTGCCATATTGTGTCGTACAGTTGCTGTAATCCGGTCCTCAATGGATTTATTGAGTTTCGATACAGGAACATAGCCGTGCAAACTTTCTTTCACAGCTTTATTGCTTTCAGCAACCGTTTTCCGGTGAAATCCGTCCACCACAACAAAGGGTGTTCTTTTTTTATCTTGATCGGCCACAACTACCGGCATTGTAAAACCATCCTTCTGAATAGAAAGATTCAATAAAGTCATTTCAGGAGGAGCTACTTTATTAGGATTATAATCATTCCCCTCCACTTCGTCAACTTTTACAAGCTGTACATTAAGGGTTGGATGCTCAATATCCATCCAGTCGTACAGTTGTTGCGTTATCTCATTGAAAATCTTTACTTTTTCGTCGAAAGTAAGATTTTCTTGTAATTTTATTTTCATAATAATTCACTGTATTTTGTAATAATTTCTACTTGTTTTTCTAATTCTCGCTTAGTTTGACTAAAAGATAATCCCTTACACCAATAGTCATTTTTCAATAGTACTTTGCAGATTCGACGCCAGCTTGGTGCTTTCCTTGCAGCTTCAAGTTTTGGATCTGCTGCGTCCGGAATAATGGAAATTCCTTCTTTATTCCACCAAGCCATGAAAGTGTCTATTTTTTTTTGATAATGCTCGGCCAAATATGGTGGCATAGTATTCAAAAGAAATTTTGCATAACTCTCAAAAGTGTGTCCCGGTGGCAAGTTTACTTTATAATTTCCGAGCGTTGTCTTATCTGTTTCCGTATATCGATTTCCAAAATTAGCACCTTCAACACGATTAACAATCTTTGCCCACGTTTCCGGCTCCAACGCTTTGAAAAGATATAAACCCTGACGCTGATCATCGCCGTAAGGTTGACAAAGTCGTTGTTTATGAAGCGAAACACCAGCCATGTGCATAAGGTCATAAATTCGGTTATAATCCCATCCAAATTTCCCGTTAGCAGTCCAAACATCTTCCACACGCCAGTCGTAAATAGGATAGGCATTGTAAACTTCCGATTCCGGCTCATCTCGGAAAAGCTTTGTTGTCCAGGCGTAATCTTTATAAGTGATTTTACTTTCGCTCTTGATCGTCCTAAACCGATTGAGACTCTCATCGCTACGAATACCAACGACAGAAACAGTTTTTTTGCCTTGTGAAAACCACCTGGCAAATTCAGGAGTAAATTCCTCGAATTCCATACCGTAACGAAAAAAAGGAAAGTAATTCACATCAGAAATTACTGATGGATGCGTAGGCATATCACGAACCCAAGCATCTTTTTTCTCAGGATCCCAACATACCCAATGCGGTTGAAACTGTGAAACGGCATTACGCAAGTGAATCGGCAAACATATCCAGTAAGCTTTCACTTCTTCCCGATTAAACATACGCTCTGTGTATTCAATCGCGTGAGAGTACTGCGCCTCCATGTCAATATACATAGCATGTACGGGCAATTTATTTAATCGTTTTGCAACCTGAATAGCTAAATTCAAAATTATACCACTGTCTTTTCCATTTGAAAATGAAATGCAGACCCGATCAAACTCTTTAAATATAACTTCAAATCTTTCCAGAGCAGCCTCATACACGTTCTTATTTCTGTTGTATTTTTTCATAAAATTTCTTTTAGTTCTTCCTTGGTTTTTCCTTTGAAATATTCTACCATGCCCATTTTCTTTTCGATATTACTGTCAATCAAACTTTCAAGCCCCACATCTCCGGTCAAATCCCAATAGCGGCAGTCATATTCCTGCCCGGTCCGGAACGTGCGCCGGGTAGATTGGGTGCGAGTGGCATAATCCCAAGTCTTATCGAAATAGATAGTATTGTGAAGGTATTGCAAATTTAATCCTAAAGCTTCCTTTTGGTAGCTTAGTACGGTTGCTTTCGGGAATCGTTTCTCACAAGCTTCACGACTGGCTATGTACTTACAGAAAATAACCGTGCGACTCTCATCTATTTCCTTAAATAGATTTTCAACAACTTCAAACTTGCTTTCAGTACAGCAGTAAGTATGTTGCATCTTTTGAGTCATTTCCAGAAAAATATTATTGTTTTTCCATAGCAACATTTCATTGTCAAGATACTTTTCTTTCAGTCGATTATATTCTGCTTTGGTGTCATCGCAAAGCTTATAATGCAACTCATTATAGAATTGCTTCACTTCCAGTTTCAAATCACATTCATACACATAATGGCGAATAAGCGAATACAAGTAATCAATGTTTTCGTATCCGGTAATGAATTCTTTGGTGTATCGGCGATAGCCACCAAAAGATTTTGTTACCCGTACATATTCGCAGAACGTGTTTTTATATTCGGCATCGCTCATGTTGAGTATTTTTGGCGATAAGAAATCCATTTGCGGCTTTAAATCAAGCAGGTTTTTGCTTAGTGGCGTACCGTTCAACACCAGCTTATATTCTGCCATGGCCGAAAGTTCTAAAATACGTCGGGTGCGTTTTGCTTCAGAATTCTTTATTTTCAAACTTTCATCTACGATTATCATTGTACACCATGCGGTGCGAACTCGATCATAAAGCTTTAAATACGTTCTATCAGACTGTGAGATGCTCTCCACACCTACATATACTGTTTCTGCATTAAATCCTCCCCACTTTTTTATCTCATCCACTACCGAAGATCCGTCATCTTTTGGTTTAATTGTACGCAATGGACCAATCCAAACTATCAACGTAGCCGGAGATGCATTGGCCAACTCACAAGCCACACGCGTTTTACCCGTTCCAGCTTCCATAAAAAGCGCACCTACTTTCCATGTTTGAAGATGGAATTTTGCTTTTTGTTGATCAATTAATAGTTTACTCATATTCGTCATTTTAAGCTGGAGTAAAACCACTTGCTTTGGCGAAGCAAACAAGTTTGCCTTTTTCATTGTAAACAGCTATGCTGACCCCATATTCTTCTTTTGCACTTTTTTTTGCTTCTCTTAAAGTTGGAAATGTTTTCTTGTTTCCATACCAACTATCTAAATACCAAAATTCTTTTGTTTTCATTTCTTTAATTCATTTATTTCGTTAGAATTTACAGCCTCTTTTTTCTCAGGTGTATGTTTTTCAACTATCCACGTTGCGATACTCTCGTCCGGTTCTTCGCCAAATTTCTCTTTGTAAAGCCATGCCGGACATTCAAAGTGTCCGCCTAATTTTTTATTAACTGTGAAATTATAGGTATATCGCCATGGAAACCAGTACTCCCCATTATTGATTTTTACAAGAAAAGCTTTCGGTGTTTCACCGAATAGCTTTTCAAATTTTATTCTTACACGTTTGATAATCATTTGTACATCTCATTTACAGATTCTTTGATTTTTTCAACCAACTCTCTATTTTCATCAGTATTTGTTTCTGAAAATGAAAATTTAGGTAAAAGGTGTTCAAATTCTTGCACTTCTGTCAAAATCTCATTTATTTTTTCTTGCAGTAGTTGATTGAATATTGCTGTTTTCTTTTTGGTTTCTTCCCACATTTTGATATAGGATTCCGGCAAGTAGTCAGCAAAAGTTTCTTCATTTACAACATAGTAATTGTATTTCTTTGATGATACTCTTTTTGTAACCGGAATTGTAACTGTCTCATGGTGCTTGCGACCACCTTCATAATCCAAGTAGTCCAGCTTAAAGGAAATTTCAGAGATGTTTTCGCCCTTTGGAAAACCTACACCTTTTTCATGGTTATAGGATTGAGCGGAGAATAAACCGTCAGAATAAGCTGTTTGGCTGAAATAATCCAACAAGTTTTCAAAAAGATAATCTTTCGGACGCATCGAATATTTTAGATATCTAACTGCTAATAACTTTGGTTTTGCTTCTGCAAAATCAGCAGCTTTCTTTTCAGCTACCTCTTCCGCTTTCTCTTTTTGCTCTTCCAAGTACTCATCATAATCAACTTCCGGATTTTCTTCGTTGAAAAGAATACGCTCGATTCGACTGTTTACACTGTCAATTACTTGTTGTTCTTGCGAGTCAATCCAGTTATAAGATTGTGATGGACACTCGATGTGGCAGTTTACAATAAATTCACCTTTTTCGTTTTGCCAGATGTAGGTTTTGGTGCTCATCTTCTTGGTATTCCATCCTTCGTTGTTCAGATAAATACGCTTAAGATCACCTTTGGACCATACTTTTTGGTTCATTTTTTCTGCCAGTTGTTCAATTGTCATTGTTGTTTTCATTGTTTTTGAATTTTGATATTATTACTTTGTTTTGAAATACCGAAACAAATATACCGCTTTGTTTCGTTTTATCAAAACATTTCAGCATTATTGTTGTATTATTTAATAATATTTAACTAATTTGTTTTGAAATAATAGAACAATAAACAAAAACCGCCCTACTTCACAGCAGGACGGTCCCGGTAGAATTACAAAAATCAAGAAAAAAGATTTTTAAAGAAAAAGAGTAACGGTTTTCGGAAGGTATATGCGAGGAGTACCACAGTAGAGAGCGCGAGCCATTTAAAATATTTAAGACGAAATTTCTGCCATCCGTTCAGATCGGCAGGTACATACACCGGCTTTTCTACATAAACACTATCCATTTGCCTTAGCGTATCACGGACGGTCTTATCTTTATAACGGTATTTTGTTTCAGAGATCCTTATGGTATCGCCTTGACGATCGATATACACAGTATCGGCAAAATAGATGCTGTCCCGGAGTATTTGATTACGATACTCGGTTTTCACAACTTCTTTTTCTACTTCTACTATTCGCTCAAAGCATTTACAGGAAAAGAAGATTGTCGATAATACGATCAATAGAAGTATCTTTTTCATAAATATGCTATTAAAACTCTTCTACTTTTACCCCGGTGTCGTAACAATCAACATGCAGCCAAGTAACGTTCTTTTCTATCCTCACGTTATACGGCAACAGATGACTTTTTTCCTTTATTAATTGACGTGCTTTGGCTGCCGTCATACCGGTTTTAATAGCAAAGACTGAATCACCACCTTCACCAAGGATATGGGCTGACAGATAAATTTGATTCTTCAAAGTCTTATCTTTCACTAATGGGCAGAGATTACACCTCAATCCTCTTTGAGTGTTCTTGCCACCAAACACATAATCATTCATTATCATTGGTGCGCAAAGCACCTCAGTGCGCAAAACAAGTAGGGTATGTAAATACATAGTGCTTAAGAACTGCCAGGACTTATCCCTGAACTTATCGAAAGTATGGGGACAGACTAATTCCTCAACCCTAAAGTAATTCTTTAGCTGTGATATGATTTCACTCCTCGTCATCTTTAACTTCTTCTACAACCTTCTTATCATGCTTCCAACCGATATATTCTTTGAGCCTTATGAAGACCTCCGTGCTTATGAATTCATAAATAAACTTTACGGATTTTGACTTTGGAAATACAATTTTTGCATTCCTGAAAATGTTTGTCAAATAGAAATAAGACACAATATAAGTAAGCCAATTTACCACTGTGTCTGATAGTTCAGGCTCTCGATGGGTAATTGCATACAAGAAAAACACAATGATAAAATAAAACATCAAAAGTTTGATGCCTTCTGTTGCCTTCTTTAATTTAAATCTCTTATTTTCTTTTCCCTTACTGCTTACATCTGCCCAGAAGCCCATAAATACGTTTACGGTAAATCCAAACAGCAATGTCCACAAAGCAAACTCTACTTTTGTAATATGTCCCAAAAGAAAGGTGAATGCAATACAGAATGCGTTTTTGACTTGAGCTATTATTTCACTTCCCATCTTCAATTTCATTAAATTTTAATGATTTATCTCCATTTCATTCCAATATGCCTTAATACAATGATTTTCAT